ACGTATACGATACATCTCCAACAGCCATTTCTTTTTCAACTTCATCTTCCGCTCAGTACTCACCCTCCTACCAATTTTCGAATCCAACCTATCCCGTTTCTGTTCGTCCGTTAACCAATTTAGACCCTTTTCCTTCAAGTGTAACCTTTACCAACAATTCACCTTTATCTTTTAATAGCGTGTACATGATGGATAATGAAGGCAACGAATACGTCGATACAAAAAATAATGCCGTCTTATACCCCGATGATAAAAATGGAAATCAAGTCGATGCCAGCGGCAATCCAATCGTCATCAAATTCCCATTCAGCATTACATTTTCCAACCCCATTCTTCCTTCGAATTCGTTTCAAATCAATTTAACCACCCAATCCGATTCTTATACCATCGTATTATATAACAATCAAGGCTCGGTATACGTTATTTATCCCCCTAATTTAGATAGTTCAGCCATTGTTATCACATCCACAATTCCTACAACTCTTCACTCATTTACGGTAGATGGAAACTCGGGCGATAATTTTATTAGTGAAACCGACCCATTTTCAAATAAAAAGGTACTTATCATTGGTGCTGGTCTATCTGGTATCACTGCTGCAGAACAATTAAGATTGAATGGATTCAAGCCTGAAAATATTACCATTTTGGAAGCCCGAAACAGGATGGGAGGAAGAACGTACACTGAGCTCTTTTCCAATGTAGCCACAACCATCAACCCCTCACCTACCCCTCCTGTAGGATTTAATGTTCCTATTGATGTGGGCGCAAGTTGGATTCACGGCGACCAGCAACAACCCTTGATGTACTTGAAAATCAAGAACGATATCAAGACATGGATTGATTCTGAAATGAGGTATATTTATGCGGATGGAACGCGTATGCCCCAAGGACAACAAACCGTCATTGAAAATGCCAAGAATAAAGTATGGAAGTGGTTGGAAAACAATACGTCTCCTGCTCCTTCCGGATTCACCCAATTGACTGTCAACGGACAACAGAATATAGGTGGCGTTCTCGTACAAAACCAATCGTTTATTGTGGCAGATACGTCTGGCAATGGGGTCGATACATCAGGCTGTTCGGTTGTATGCGGCCAAATTGCCTACAATGATGTCTGGCAACGTGCGGCGGATAACAGTGGCTCCAACTTATCCGATTTAGGAACAGTAGGGTTCAATGTAGGAAATGAAGTCGTAGGAAATGAATTGATTGTCGTCAATGGCAATCAACAAATGTTCTTATCGGCTGGCTCGACCATGAAAGATGTGGTACTTACAAACCGTATTGTTTCCTCCATTGATTATACCGGAACTCAAGTCGTTGTTACAAGTAATAATGGAGGAACGACATATACCGATACGGTGGATTATGTCGTATGTACGATACCGTTGGGAGTATTGAAACAAAATATGAATACCTTATTTAACCCTGTATGGCCCATGGATAAACAAAATTCACTTGCTAATCTCGGATTTGGATTATTAACAAAATATTTCATGTTATTTCCATTTGCATTTTGGAGCACAGAAGAACAATTGGTATTGCTTCCATCCAACCCTTCCAGTTATGTCTACGCACCTGATGTGACAAATGCCAAAGCAGGTGGACCCAGTTACCAGCCCACCCCTACAGAAATCACCAATTGGTTGGCAAATCTGGCGAATACGCCATTAACCTTGGTGAATTTTAATACAGTCACAAACAATACCGTCCCCATGTTGGTGGCTACCTTTCCGGCTGATTTAGGGTACATTGCAGAACGAATTTATCAAGATGATATCGCAGGTAATCGATCCCAATTGTCTGACATGATTTACGGCCGCTTACAAGCTTCCTTTTCGGCTTGGTACGCTAGCCAACTTGACGTGACGCCGTCCGTTCTTCCCAAACCCATCAGTGTCTTTTGTACGACTTGGTCTTCTGACCCATACAGCATGGGAGCATATTCGTACATTTCGACAAATGGGACCGGCGCTGATGTCGACAATATGACTATACCGTTAGTATCCCCGATGGGTGGCAATAAAGTGTATTTTGCGGGGGAACATACGGATAAACAGTATTTGGCTACCATGGCAGCAGCATATCGTTCCGGATATAAAGCGGCAAGCGATATTATCGCAGACGTATTTATGAATGCAAATGTAACCCCGAATGTACTATTGCCATTGTCTATTCCAGACGTATTAAAAAATGGAGCGGCATTCCCAACCTTGTTAAAAATGTATAACAATTCCATCACGAATACCAATACGCCATTAACGAATATTACGATTACAGATGCTAATGGAATGATGTCGCAGTATGTAGATTTAAGTGGTACTCCTATTCTTATCAATTCACAATCTTCGATTTTATACCCAATTGGAGCAACCACAGACCATATACTCATTAATGCAACTTCAATTGATTTTATAAATAATTACTTTATTCTTGTACTAAAAATCAATGGATTATTACAACTCATTACCATCTCTCTAAATTTTGCTGCTTCAACACTATCCAATGCGTGTCCCTTTTTATTTATCCAAATGCCACAAACTTCACCTACCGTTCTGAAATCCAGCATGGTCTCAATTCCACTTATCGCCAATCCAACACCCACTCTTACAAACCAATCTCCATTCCCAACTACCATCAGGATTACCAATAATACAACACAAACCATTTTATTTAGTGTCATTACTTCAACCTCAAATTCCATCTCTGCGTTTACGACACAGATTACATTGAACTCGGCTCAATCCACGCCATACACTATAGGTCCTATTCCAAATGGAGGATATGTATTTATTCCTGGTGGATATGGACCCACTGGAGTTGGTGTTATTTTATACAATTTGAATGGAACCGTTCAACTGTTTAACTTGTATGGGCAATGTGCATTAGCCATTACATCAATATAATGGAATCAATGTATCAATTATAAATTGAAAAAAAAATATTAAATATTTTTACCAATCAAAGCATAGAAGAAAAATCGTTTCAAATTGACTTTTTTTTTCTTCTGATACTTCCAAATGACTTTTGGAAATAGAATCATATAATCGCTTATATATAACATTGGTGATAACAATATCTTTATTATTTATTGTTGTTGTATACATATGAAAAGGCAATTGTTTCCATAATGGACCTATGTCATAACCATTCATAATTGTCAAGATGACCCTATTTCTAGAAATAGACATTTGATTTCGTAATATGGCAACTGCAATAACAAATTGATGAATTGTCATTAAAGGATCCAAATTACAAAATGTTTTATAAATATAGGTATGCAAACAAGTCCGTTTATATTTTGAAAATGGATAATTTAGTTTTGATAAACATTTCCAAAAGTGTATTTCATCAAGCTTTTCCATAGTTGAATACTCTATAAATAAATCATATAAATCATTTAATTCTTCAACGGAAAAAGGAACAAACGTGATACATTCTTTTACTTTTTGTTTTTTTCGTTCTTCATTGTATCTCCTTTTAAGATAACGTTCTTTATTAATATATTCATCATAAGATGTATTTTTAGTTTCAAATAAGTTATCTAATCTCATTATGAATTTTAAAAATATTATAAAAAAATGAAGACATTTTTTACTATGTTTTATATTTTTTTTTAAATTTAAATCTATGTATTATGCAAATGGATAATACATCTTTAGTTATCCATGACGGTTATATTGGCAGCGTCTTTATCATTTAGTTTTATGTATCAACGAGAATCGTATCAATCACTAGATGAAAAATCACAAAAAGAAAAATTATCAGTCCCATTAGCTGCTCCTTCTTCTACTCCAACTACAAACGAACTTGTATTTACATAAGCAAGTGGGATGTTATTAAACTCTAATAATTACGCACAAGCGATTCGTCTTACTGGAAGTAGTACACCTTCTAGTATCGATATCATAGGAGCAGGAACCACCACCAACCAAATTCAATTTTATATTAATGGTTCTGCGAAAGCAGCATTTGATGCAAGTGGGTTATACATTGTGGAAGGGTCTAGTATCTTCTTTGGAAATTCTACGAATAATCTTTCCATAACACACAATGGTTCGACATCGATAAATTATACTGATTCGATTGCAATTCAACGAAATGCAACACCTGTTCTTACATTTGATTCAAGTGGAAATACAAATATTAATAATACATTGACTGTTGGAAATGGAATTGTATTCCAAGATGGGACTGTTCAAAATTCTACAGTCAATTCCTTGGATTATTCATCACTATGCCAAAATTGGACCGCTTTGTCTATCGGCGCTGCAACATTTAATGGGTGTGCGATATCCGCAACAGGACAATATCAAACCGTAACAAGTACAAACATTTATTATTCACAGAATTACGGACAGACTTGGTCTAATGCAGGTCTTCCCACTCAACCTTATAATCAAGTGGCAATGTCATCATCTGGACAATATCAAATTACATCGGTAACAAATTCAAATCCATCACCTACGCCTACCGCATTAGGTTCACCGATTTATTTGTCTACCACATTCGGTCAAACATGGAATGTGATTCGAGTAAACACAACTAACAATTTTGTTTATTTTTGCATGTCTGGAAATGGACAATACCAATACGCTGTCGCCGTTTCTCCTAGTGGCTCTACGTATAGTATTTACAATTCAACCAACTACGGACAAAACTGGTCTATCTCCAGGATACATTGGTTCAATCGCATGTTCTTCGTCTGGTAAGTATATATCGATTACAGGATATCTTCTTCCTCCCTATTCTAGTTCAGATTATGGACAAACGTTTGTATCATCAAATTTAAGTTCAACCAATAATGGAACTGGAATATGTATGTCTAGTTCAGGCCAATATCAAAGTTTTATGGGAACAAACGGTTGTGGGATATATTATTCTTCCAATTATGGTCAAACGTGGACGATATCAAATTTATCAAGTATTCCTGCTGGAAAAACGATTTGTTGCTCTTCTTCAGGCCAATACCAACTTGCTGGCAACGCGGTCGGTTATGGACCCATTTATTATTCAACCAATTACGGACAGACGTGGACTACTCCACAACAAGCGTCATCTTATTCGATTAATTCAATTAACGGAACATCTGGATTATGCATGTCTTCAAACGGTCAATACGCATTAAATTATGGAACGAGTACGGGTATTTACCAATCCATTCTAAGACAACCAATCGCCAACTCATGGATTCAATACAACCAATCGATAGGCTATGGCGGTTTGATTACAATTCCTGGTGGAGCCTATATCTTTACAGGAACAGTCAATTCTACAGATACATCTTATTTCTATGTCAATTTACCAATTGGAATTACTGTAGTATCCGCTTTTGCATCTATCATGAATACACCTTCAAATCCAATCATTGTTTATCTTCATTATCCAACCAGTTTTCCCTATCTGGTTCCTCAATATGGACAAGTTGCATTTGCTATCAATAATACAACTATAGGCAACTTGACAACTATGATTACATATACTATTTATGCTCATTCGTAGTTTTTTGTATTTCGTTAATTGTTTTTATTTTTTGTATTTCATTAATTGTTTTTATTTTTTGTATTTCATTAATTGTTTTTATTTTTTGTATTTATTATTTTCGTTTTGTATTTCGTTTTGTATTTATTATTTTCGTTTTGTATTTCGTTTTGTATTTCGTTTTGTATTTATTATTTTCGTTTTGTATTTATTATTTTCGTTTTGTATTTCGTTTCTTAATTGTTTTTATTTTTTTGTATTTCTTTGTTGTTTTTATATTTCGTTTCCTAATTGTTTTTGTTCCTGTAAACTTTACAATCGCTTTTAATAAGTCAGTAGGCGCCCATCGAAGCCAATCGATAGGATGAATTTGTTCTTCCGATTCTTGGTTTTTGTAATCCAACAAGGCGAGATACGGTTTTCTTCGTTGAAATTGTACTTCTTTTATCAACTCTTTATATTCTTGTGTAGTACGAAATGCAGTAACAGTTTCCATTCGTAATTGGTATTCATTGGTTTGAATCCATGTTTCGTTTGAGGGACGTCCTAAAAATACCAAATCCAGTGATAAAGGATTTTGATACAAGAGGTAAATAGAGGACGAAAACAAGAGTACATCTTCTTCTATTACCCCAGACTGTTCGTTGCATTCGATTTCAAGTCGTTCTAGCGTTTCGTTTACTTTTACCATTCTCGTCAGACGCTCTGTAGTAACCGAATCGTCTATTCGACAATGTAATTCAACTAAAGAAAAATTTTCGCATAAGCAGTCCATCAATAGATTGAATTCGTCTTGAAAAAGGATACGTTGACTTAAAAATAATTGTTTCAATGTCGTATTCAACGATAGACGTGGGAAAAAATCATCATATGAAAATACATTATCAGGCAAGGTAAGACTTGTAACGTTTGATGTTTGTAGTGCACTTCCTAGATGGGTAATAGAAGAATGAAGTGGGACTTTTTGGATGACTAGACGCCGAATGGATTGATTTCTTGACAATTCTAGACACGTTTTAGAAGACATGGGGTAGGTCCATAATTCGTCTATCGGGTATGATGACAAAGACATGTATTGAATATGAAGTCCTTGAAACGAAAGAAAGGAAATTTGACTATGTGATATCGATTCATCGACCTCTTTCCAAACCGAATAAGGAAGATTTATTATACGACTTGAACGTAGTTCAATTATCAGCCGTTTTAATGTGGATAACTTTATTGCTAGTATTGGAAATAACCGTGGCAATAGGGAGACCATTTGCAATCGTAGTTGTTCGATGGGATACAATTCAATTAAACAACATAATAACGCCTGATTTACAATTCCAACTATTGTATCCACAGATTCTACTTCAGCATATGTTATTTCACGGTTTCGAATACGCTCAATCGGTATGAAATCGTACGATTTCAGAGGTAACAAATACGGAGTTATCGATAAGATATCCATTTCTGGATTCCAGCCGATAAAACAACATTCACGCAAGGTAGGTTTTATACAAGATAAAAGCAATGTATCGATTTCTATTTGTCCTATTTCTAAGCCTATTTTTCCTATTTCTAAGCCTATTTTTCCTATTTCTAAGTCTATTTTTCCTATAACCAAGTATAATGTAGATAAGGAAAGAGTTGAAATCCATTGTAATACATCCAAATGATTATCCATAGGCATATCTAATTTGAGATGGGTAAGAGAAGGTATCAATTTATAAAAAGGGAATGGTATTTCTGTTTCTATTATTTCAAGTCTTTCGGAAAGATTCTCAAAAATTGAAAATGGAACATTGACGCATTTTTTTATCACCAGACTAGTCAATGTCTTTACTTGCATTCCGTTCAAATCGCAATCCAACAGTGTCAAACTGGTTAACGAACGCATACTATTTATGACTTGATTATCTTTTGGGTCATACGAATGACAAATGAGTTCCTTTATGCTTTGATTTAACGCCAATCCTTCTTTAAAATCGTATAATTGGGTATACGTTGGTTTATAAATTTCAAATATAAGAAGCGAGGTGGATAATTGTAACATTTCATTGATTCGTTTCGTAAGACGCTGTAAAGGCACATTTCCATGAATACGAATACGAGTAATTTCTAATGGATGAAATCCCATTTTCTTTTGCCATTCCTCATTTGTCACTTCAGGTAAGCTCTGGTCAAACCGAACATCCCAAAACATTTACTAGAAGGATAGATTTTAAAAAAAATGTACACCAATAAGGAATATATTTTTATAGTATAAAAATCGGCGTTTTAAATGTCCAAAGGTGTAAAATTAGACCATGATCTATTTTTATATTTAGTACCATCCACTAATTAATCGATTGAATGCTTAATAATTGCTCAATCTTTAACAATCTTTCTTGTAACTGTCTAATTTCATCTTGTTGTTTTT